TGATGAAGCAGTAGATAAGGGAATTACAATAACTACATCAGGTTCCCATATTTATGATAGAAAAATAGCTTAATATTTATAATAAACTTAAATTATGGCCAACATTCCCATATATGATGGTGCCCCGGTTTGGAATTCAAATGCCGTTCCCTTTGGATTTTATAGCAGCGATACTGACTTTCAAACAGATGCCGTAAAGGTAGCAAAATTTTGTGCTAGCAGGCTAGGTTATCCTTTAGTAGATGTTGAATTACAATCAGGATCATTCTTCACAGCTTTTGAAGAAGCAATAACAGTTTATGGCAATGAATTATATGCCTACACTATTAGGGATAACCAATTAACTTTAGAGGGAGCTACTACTTCTAGTAACTTAAACACCTCAACTATAACTCCTAGCTTTGAACCTATTATTCGTTTAACTGAAATGTATGGGGCTGAAGCTGGTTCTGGAGGAAATGTTCCTTATTACACAGGATCTATCCCAATTACAGCAAGTTCCCAAGTATATGATTTAAAACAATGGGCGATAGATGAAGGTATTGAGGGAACTTATGGGATTGAAATTAAAAGAGTATTTTATGAGGCCTCACCAGCGATAACAAGATATTATGATCCATATGCTGGTACTGGATTTGGATACCAATCATTATTTGATAGTTTTGGGTTTGGTTCATTCTCTCCTGCTATCAATTTCTTAATGATGCCTTTAAATTATGATTTACAAACTATTCAAGCTATTGAATTAAATGATCAAATTAGAAGATCAAACTATAGTTTTGAGCTTAAAGACAATAAATTAAGAATTTTCCCAATTCCTGATAGAAGTGTAGGTAGTGTAAGATTTGAATATATTAAAAGAGATGAAAGAATTAGTTCTTCTATTCAACCTACCCCTGATAAAGTAACTAATGTTTCAAATGCTCCATATGCTAACCCAACTTATGCTTCAATTAATTCAGTTGGTAGACAATGGATTTTTGAATATACTTTAGCTTTAGCAAAAGAAATGTTAGGATATGTAAGAGGTAAATACTCTACTATTCCTATTCCTAATGATACGGTAACATTAAACCAATCAGATTTAATAACTGCTGCTACTGCTGAAAAAACTAATTTGATTGAAAGATTAAGAGGATATTTTGATGAAACCTCTCGTAAAGCATTATTAGAAAGAAGAGCTCAAGAATCTGAATTTAAAAATACTGAACTAAAAAACGTTCCGTTTACAATTTATATAGGCTAGTATGGCAGCAATGTTTACAAGAGAGAGAGATGTCTCTTTAGTTAGAAGTTTAAACCGAGAATTGATGGGTAATATAATTACCCAACAAGCTGCTATCTATAAATTTAAATTAGAGGAAACTAAAGTAAACCTATACGGAGAAGCCGCAGGAGAAAAGTATTATGATGGTCCTTATTTATTTAACTGTCTAATTAGTAGACAAGATCAAGCTTATCCTATTACAGATGAAAGTGTAGGATTTAGTCAGGGCATCCAATTCAATTTTCTTAGGGATGATTTAGTAGACGCTGACGTGGTAGTTGAAATTGGTGATATTATATTATATCAAGAAAGATATTATGGGATAGAATCAACAGTTGCTAACCAATACTGGGGAGGTAAAAATCCTGATTATCCTAATAACAACTCAGACGGTACTCCTAACCCTGTTAACCCAGATTTAGATCAGTTTGGTACTAGTGTTTCTATTTTAGTTAACACTTATGCTATACCAGCCGATAAAGTAGCAATTTCACCTTATAAAGAACGCTTCTAATGCCACAGTTTAGAAAACCTATACCCAAATCTCAAAGAGAACTTAGTGTTAAACAGCAAACTGCTTTTGATATTAGGGTAGGTAATCCTAACGCTCAACCTAATCCTAGTGAGAGTCAAACAGGCATTAGTTTTAATCGATCTGAAAAAATTAGTTTTAAAGATGATACTGCTAAACCTTTTTCTATTGGTATTCAAGATTTAGATGAAGCTGTATTTTACTATTTTCAAAACGTAATTAGACCTTTTGTATACCAAAACGGTAGTAGAATAGAAGTGCCTGTAATATATGGTGCTCCTGAAAGATGGAAATCATTCCAAAGAGATGGTTACTATAGAGATAAGAATGGTTCTATAATGCTTCCTATTATAGTAATCAAAAGAAATACTATAACAAAAGATAGAACAGTAGCTAATAAATTAGATGCTAACCAGCCTAACCTGTATGGTACTTTTCAAAAAGCATTTAATCCTAAAAATGCTTATAGTAATTTTAATGTTTTAAATAATAGAGTACCTACAAAACAATTTAGTGCGGTAGCAGTTCCTGATTATTTAACTTTATCTTATAGCTGTATTATACAAACGTATTATATGGAGCAATTAAATAAGATAATTGAAGCGGTAGAATACGCATCTGATGCTTATTGGGGTGATCCTGAAAGATTTAAATTTAGATCTTTTATAGATTCATTTACTACGGCTACAGAATTAACAGCAGGTCAAGACAGATTAGTTAAAAGTACTTTCGATATCAGATTAAGAGGATACATAATTCCAAACGTACTTCAAAAAGATTTAGATTCAATTAAAAAATACAATTCTAGATCAAAAATTTCAATTACATCTGAGGCAGTATCCGATATAAATGATGTCTAAAAAAATCTTTATATATTTATACCCGAATAAAAAAATTAAACAATGACAAAAAAGTTATCACAAGAAGAGTTGCAAAAATTAAAAGATCTTCAAGCTCAAGGTAATCAAATAGCAGTTTCATTAGGTGAAATTGAAATACAAAAAGCAATATTAGAGGGTAATAAGAATGATCTTTTAAAAAAGTTAGCTGATTTGCAGGAATCACAAAACAAATTAGCTAAAGAGTTACAAGAAAATTATGGAGAAGGTAATATTAACCTAGAAACAGGTGAATTTACCACACCAGAATAAGTTTTTTGATAAGCTTTGTCATATTTATAATAAAAATCCAATATAACAAAACATAAAAATGGCAGAAATTTTATTATCTCCCGGCGTACTAGCAAGAGAAAATGATCAGTCTCAAGTAACTCAAGGTCCAAGAGAATTTGGAGCCGCAATCATTGGCCCTGCAGTTAAAGGTCCTGTTGAAGTTCCAACTTTAGTTACTTCATTTTCAGAATACTTAGCAATTTTTGGTGGTGCTTTAACTAGTGGATCAAATGTTTATTCTTATTTAACTTCTATTTCAGCAAACAACTACTTCCAAAACGGTGGTAGATCTTTGTTAGTAACTCGTGTTACTTCAGGATCATTTAGTTCTGCTACAAGTAGTATTGATGATATTGATGCTGCTGCTACTCCATTCGTATTAGAGACCCTTTCTGAAGGAACTATTATGAATAACGATAGTGGAGAAGGAACAAATAATACTTTAACAGCTGGAACCTCAGATAATATCCGATGGGAAATTCCTTCTGTAAATACTTCTTCTGGTACTTTTAGCTTAGTAATCCGTAGAGGAGATGATAAGATCAACCAAAAAATTGTATTAGAGTCTTATAGTAACTTATCATTAGATCCATATTCTCCAAATTACATTGCTAAAGTAATCGGGGATGTAGATAAAAACTTAGTACAAGATGGTACTGATTACTATATCCAAGAAAGTGGATCTTATCCTAACATTTCAAGATATGTAAGAGTAAAAGATATCAACTCTACTCCAAACTATTTTGATAACAACGGTGATGCAAAAGATGCTTACACAGGATCAATGCCTGCTGTTTCTTCTGGATCATTCAGTGGTGCTGATGGATCAAATTACCCTGTAGGTAGAGCTGCTAACTTCTATAACAGTATTAACAATACTGATGTTCAAGGTTTAGTAGGTACTGATTATGCTAACGCAATTGCTTTACTTTCTAATACAGACGAATACAAATACAATGTAATCACAGCTCCTGGTTTAATTAACGATTATGCCGGCCACGCTACTCAAATTACTAGCTTAGTAAATAATAGTATTTCTCGTGGTGATTGTATCGCAATTATCGATTTAGTAGGATACGGAGCTCAAGTAAACGCTGTTAAAACTGAAGCTGCTGGATTTGATAGTAGTTATGCTGCTACTTATTGGCCTTGGTTACAAACCGTAGATCCAAACACAAGCGAATTAGTATACATTCCTGCTTCAGCCATGATTCCTGGAGTATATGCTTATACAGACGCTTCATCTGATCCATGGTTTGCTCCTGCAGGTATTACTCGAGGTGGATTAGGTCAAGTAGTAAGAGCAGAACGTAAATTAACTACAACTCAAAGAGATACTTTATACGAAGCTAATGTAAACCCAATCGCTACTTTCCCACAAACTGGAGTAGTAGTATTCGGTCAGAAAACATTACAGAAAAAAGCATCAGCTCTTGATCGTGTAAATGTACGTAGATTGTTAATTGCCCTTAAGTCTTATATTACTCAAGTATCTGATACCTTAGTATTCGAACAAAATACTATCGCTACTAGAAATAATTTCTTAAGCCAAGTTAACCCATACTTAGAAAGTGTACAACAACGTCAAGGATTATATGCTTTCAAAGTAGTAATGGATGATACAAATAACACACCAGATGTTATTGATAGAAATCAGTTAGTAGGTGCTATTTATTTACAACCAACTAAAACGGCTGAATTTATTCTATTAGACTTTAACATCTTACCAACTGGAGCAACATTCCCAGCGTAAGAATTTAAAAAGTAAATATTTATAATAAAACGCAATAATATACACATAAAATGGCAGTATTAGATCCCAACGAAATATTTTTTACAGCTTTTGAGCCAAAGCAAAAGAATAGATTTATTCTATACATTGACGGTTTTCCTTCTTACATTATGAAGGGAGTAGGAGCTGTACAATTATCCCAAGGTACCATAGCCTTAAATCACATGAACGTACAACGTTTTGTAAAAGGTAAAACAACCTGGGGTACTATTCAGTTTACTTTATTTGATCCAATTACTCCTTCAGGTGCTCAAGCCGTAATGGAGTGGGTACGTTTACACCACGAATCAGTGACTGGTAGAGATGGCTACTCTGATTTCTATAAAAAAGACCTAACAGTAAATGTATTAGGTCCTGTAGGTGATATCGTATCAGAATGGATTATTAAAGGTGCTTTAATTACTGAAGCTAACTTTGGAGATTTCAATTGGGATACTGAAAATGCTGCCCAAGAAATTACAATGACAGTACAACCTGATTACTGTGTATTGAACTTCTAATACCCAACCCTCATATATTTTAAAAAATTGCTTGGCTTCGGTCAAGCTTTTTTTTATCTTAATATTTATTACTGAACAAAAGTTATTAACTAATAAAGATTATGGCCGAATTTAAATTCCCAACTGAAGAAGTTGAATTACCATCTAAGGGATTAGTTTATCCTAAAGATAACCCACTTTCAAGCGGTAAAGTAGAAGTAAAGTATATGACCGCTAAAGAAGAAGATATTCTAACTAACCAATCTTACATTCAAAAAGGTATAGTATTAGATAAGCTACTAGAATCAGTAGTAGTATCTAAAATCAACCTAAAAGATTTAATTGTAGGAGACAAAAATGCGATTTTAATTGCTACCCGTATTTTAGGGTATGGTAAAGAATACAAATTTACCTATAATGGAGAAGAACAAACAATAGATTTAACTTCCTTAGAAGATAAACCATTTGATGAATCTCAGATTACTGAAGGTAAAAATGAATTTTCATATACCTTACCTCATAGTAATACTCCTATTACTTTCAA